TCTTCTTCAAGTGTCTTGTTTCCATCTCTGGATTTAATCTTTAATCCCTGCTTTCTCGACCTTGCAGTCAACTCAAGCATTGTACTCATCATAAAATTATGTTTTTCAAATAATTCCCTGGAAGATTTAAAACATGATTCTCCGTAATCTTCTATAGTATCTAAATTACCTGTATCAGAAACAGCTTGAACTAACGGAGTAGCACCTACTGGCCCTAATACAACAGGAACTTTTTTGGAACCATGCTTGGTTCTTTTCTTTAAAACAGTGTCATCAGTGCAAACTACATTGTCTTCTGAATCATAAAAATCATAAACATCTATTCCATCATCGTCATCTGGGCCTTTACCCTCACCCTGAAGCTCTACTCCCCAAATTGCCTTGATCTCAGTAGGAGTCCTCTTTGTCTTATAACAAGCCCAGGCTAAACCATTTTTGCCTTCACCCCAGTATGTATGCAACGGATCCCATGGTTGAATCTCAACATGAGTATCTCCTTCATCATCTTTAACCATCAATGCCCTAATCGCATACCATCCCCTCAATACAACAAACCACGCTAACTGATGCCTTACTGTTGGTTGTAACTTGTCAACTAACCTGTCATTAGCAGCCTTTAGTAACCCAATTAAGAATCTTTCCTTAGCATCATTGTTCTCTCGGTCTTCTCTTTCTGAGTTTCCATAAGGAATTCTCACTACCATCTCGGCAGAAGATAACCAGGAGATCAGTTTATCTGCATATACCTGTGGTTCATTAGAAGTGTAAGATTGATAACCTTCACCAGCATCAAACTCCTCTAAACGATAAAGTTTGTGGTCGTTATCCATTCTCGTACGCAATGGCTCAGTCAAATCATAGTGATTATCTACTAAGGCAATAATTTCTTCTGGTTTATAGTTAGCCATTTACCACCTTCTAACCTTTATAGTTTTATTTTCAGTGATATAGCCATAGCCATACCTGTTAATCAAACCATAGATGACTGCCTTTATACCATGATTATACCTGTCTTCAGGGGTTTCACCAACTATTGTACCATCCCGATCCATTTTCCATCTATATGCCCTGGTCTGCTCATCAAATGGATTTGGCCTTATGCCAAACTCGGATAATATACCTTTACAATTAGGACTAAATACAATTCTTGGCTCTCTTTTGTCAATAGGATCAGTTTTTAAAAATGCTTTTAATCTTTCAGTACCTTCGTTAATTCTTATCTTCTGAGAATCAAAATAAATTCCAGTCTTATCCATCCATACCTCCGCTGGTGCTGCCATTGCCTGATGCTGAAACCCAGCTACATCAATAACCCCAAACCTAACATCTTTCCACCATGGTTTAGACTGTGCAATTTCTATGATTTCATCAGTAATTAAATCTCTTTCATAGATCTCATCAATAACCCGTACCTGATCGTTAACAACCTGTACTACTTCACAAGCATAAGCCTCTGAATAACCAGGATCTATCCAGATATGTACTGGAATATCAGGCTCGTACTTAACATCCTGAATATGAATGTCTGCCCTGATCTCTGTGAACACTAATCCCCTTGGTGGAGATGGTATCCCTTCAATTCTTTCCATGAAAAAATCATCAGAAGATGCCCTTTCTAAAGCTAAAATCTCAGGGTCTTGCCTGCCGCCAGGATATAAATAACCATTAGAATAACTTGGAAGTGAAAATGACTGCTCATCATCAACTGAAGAATGTTTCCATGCCTGAAACATTTGTGGATACCAACCCAATGATCCCTCAAACGTACCTGACAAAAACATCCAACCACGCCTAGGTGCACACCTACCTCGTAACCTATGGAAAGTTTCTAAATCTAACTGAGATGCCTCACATCCTATTATGCCATTTGGTGCACGCATAGCTAACGTCCTGGGATCCTTAGCTGATTTAGTTTCTATTCTAGTCCCATCTGCAAGTAGAATCTTGCCTGGGTCTACTCTTTTAGATGCTTCCTGTAACACACCCATAGACCCAAAATCCTCAACTAAATATTCAAACTCTGCCCTTGTTCTCTCGTAATCAGCAGCAACTAACCAATATAACCCTGGATCAACATCATATACCCTAGCCAGTAAATACTTAGCCGCAACCATTGACTTTCCCGCCTGCTCACCACCAGCTACTAATGTAAATCTCTTCCTTGATTCTAAAATCGGTAACTGAAGCTCAGTAGGTTCAAATGAAACCTTACTGTAAATCTCGTTAGCATGCTCTATAGCACCACCTAAAGACTTTTGTGTACTTACCATTACTCATCCTCTGGTTTTTTTTGGTCTATAACCTTAACATTAGCACCAAGCCTCCTGAAACTATCCCTCATGTCCCTCATTAATTCCTTGGCATCTTCATTAGAATCACTAACTTGCGGTCTATACTTTTCTGGCCAGTGTGCATTTAGTAATGCTATCAAAAGCGTAGGATTGTCAGATACCTTCTGGGCTAATACCCTGGTAACAGCTAAATCCTGTAACGATTCCCTGAAATTATACTTGGCGTTATCAAATTTATCCCTGAAACCATGAATATCTGCCCTGTTCCAGCTCTGAACTGTCTCCCTATTCAAGGAAATGCTTTCACAAGCCCCCTTAATGCTGCCTATCATGCCGTAAGCAGTAAGAAATAACTCCTGTCGTTTCATAACATCTGCTGGAGTTATACCATTTATACCAGTGTTAGATGCACCCATTACTTTTTCCCTTTATGATTCTTGTTGTTATCCCTACTGCGATTCCTTTTGTGAGAAATAATCCTGGTTCCACCTTTGTAATGATCTACTTCAGGCTTCCTCCTAGGATTACCAGCTCCATTAGCAGTCTTGGTAACGCTACCTGTTTTTATTGCCTTACGACGTGCAGAGTTTCTGGCAACTCGTTTCTTCATCTGACTCGGAGTCTGATTCTTTTTACGCTGCCTGATAGTTTCTTTTGAAGCGTTAGCTTTATACTGACCCTTCTTAGGCATTAATACTTTCTCTTCTTCATCTTTTTACCAGTCTTCTTAGCAGCTTTCTTAGCTTTAGCCATACCAGCTTTCGTATATGGAAACTTCTTTTTTCCTACTTTAGGCATGTATCACCTCCATGAAACAGGTTCTTTGTTCTCTAATTTAAAATACCACACATGTTCATTTTCGCAAACAGACCTCGATAAATCAATTCCTCTTGTTTTTTTTGATTTGTATAAATTTTTATCCTTTACGCAGAAAGGACACCTGCTAGATCGTATTATTTTCTCGAACCCTGACTTGTAAAGCTTAAAATCTGTAAACACCTCTATATCAGGATATCCACCCTTTGGTCTGTCTTTTCTCTTTTCAGAAATCAAAGTCTCATCATAAGGTACTATTTTCCTATCGAAAAACTCTCTAGGTATACTTTCTAACTCTTTCTCATATGTATATCTAGCCCATCCACAATGTATGCAGCAAATCTCTGTGTACCCTGTATATCCGAAAATGCTACCAGAATCACTAATTTGCCCCGAACATCTGGGACAAACCTCTATCATCGTTAACATGGGCGTATGTTAGCATAGGAGGGCAAGGGTCGTAAACAGGAGAGTGCTGCCTCACTTCGACCTGCGTCTGGTAATGTACTCCTATACTAAACCAGGTTACCCTTGCACTTTTTGTGATATAATATCTACACTAATAGTTGTTTCTCCAACAGGTTAGTAACCAGGGTGTCGCTAGTATTCAGCTCTGAAAGTTTAGGTCTTTTTTTGTTTATGACTGGTGACACCTCTCAATCTCTCCCATTACGTATCATAAGTATCATTATTCACTTTACACATGATAAAATAACGACAGGGCTGGTGAAAACAATTAGATGTTCTCCATCCAAATATCCCCCAGCCCTCCCAACTCATTTGTCACTGATCTAGTCTATACGCACGCACGGTATCCTAAGTAACACTAGTAACATAGTTACACTAGTAACATAGTTACATTATTACTGTAGTGTAACTAAAGGGGTTACATTAGTAACAGTAACATAGTAACTATGGTACAGGGGGAAGGGTTCTGGAAAAGGGGCTTTTTATGCAAAATAATCTGTCACGGGTAGATACCAATACCACTACGAGATGCCAAGGGCTACCCCCTTACATCAGTATCAAAGGACTTCGTCCAATGCTACTAATGTAAGCTGTTGCCATTGTCACTCTCCGTTGTCAGGTTTTTGGTTGCTTGTGGGGGCTAGTGCTGCTTCTTTACTGGCGGTTACTGGGATTTGGTCTACTGCTGCCAATGTTACTTGCTGCCATTGTTATAATTGCAGCTTTGCAGCTTTGCAGCTTTGTTACCTGGTTTTTTATGTTGACGTACTTTGACAGATGCAGATCCAACAGGACCAAAACCGTTACCGCTAACATCTGATATCATTAGCTACTCTGTAATAATGTTACATTTATGATTGCTGCATTGTTGTTTTTTATTACTATTGAATAGCACATTGTAGCTATTTTTACTGGTTTTGCTGTAATTGTAAATATTCCATAATTGCTTAATATTAACCTTTTAATGTATTGCTAATGTAGAGTATCAATAGTATAATAATTATATCGGATTAACAGACCTAAACAAATTGAATCGGAGTTGACCAAAATGGGCAAAATGGAATTATACAAAAATATGAAATGTTATGATGACTGGAAATCTTTAATAAATCATTTGAACAGTTTAAGATCGTGTGTGAACGTAATGGTTATAATGGAAAATAATCATAACATTGATAACGATTTCAGAAAAGTTAATAAAAGCCATTTTGTAGATAGGCAGCGGAAGTTAGAAATTGAACATGATAAATTGATTGACAATATTTTCAATTCAAAACCTTATTGGTTAGCTAATGAAATCACAAGTAATTTACTTGAATGGAAGTACATAAATTAATTTTAAATCGGTATCATCGAATTATTAAACTGGATTATTA